CGAAATTTTCGAAAAAGACGAGGATTTTATCATGGCTAAAATAATCACTGATAATGAACAATTTACAAAATACTTAAATCTTAAACCCTTGACGCAAGCGGGCTAACAGAACTTGCGAAACTTGAATTATTAATTAATCAATCAATCAATCACTTCTTTGTTCGCCATAGCGTACAATCTATCGCAACCGTTCGGCAGAGCGTCTTTCGCTCTGTCGGGCTAAAAGCAGGCCTCCGGCCTGCATGATGAAACTGCGTGCCGACTGTTGTGCTTGTTTTATTTGTCTGATAACCTGTACTCATTTTCTACTCATTTACTGAACATTGGTGCTTACCCTTGCAGGTAGGGTGCTCAAAACTTGATTCAAAATCTTGCTCAAAAAGTCCCGCAAAAAGATTAGCATTTAATATTTTTTTATATAAAATATTTTCATTTTTTATTTCATAATTCATTGATTATTAATAAATTTACATTATTAAATAATGAATTATGACAGATAAAGACATCGAAATAGAACATCTCAAAAAGGCTCTTGAAGAGAGTAAAAAAGAGAACAAAGCATTAAAAGGCAAACTTAAGACTGCAAAAAGCAAAAAAGATAAAGCACAACAGGAGCTTAAATCTCTCAAAAAAAAAACTTCCAGAACAAACAGACACGACGGAGGAGGATATCAGTCTGTTAATGAATATGTTAGACGACACCAATATCCTCAAACGCTGATAAAGCTTGCCATCTTACTGAGATCCAGACTGACAGGAGGAACTCGATCCATTATTAATGCGATGAGAGCTTTCAATGAGGTATACGACAATGTCCTTGGAGAAATACCTTGTGCAAACACAATTGATCTATGGGTGCGCAAATGTGGACTAAGCACTTATGAACAAAACATATCTGATTTGTCTGGTGAAAAACATTGCTTAATCATAGATGAAAGCATGATGCTGGGAAGCAACAAGCTGTTGCTGACACAAGCTGCACCTGCTGTCCCTACGGGACATCCGTTACGTCACTCTGATGTAACGCTGGTAAGCATAGATACTGCGGAATCTTTTAATGCTGAACGCATATCCAAGTCTGTAATGAAAACCGCAAAAAAAGCCAAGCGAAAACCTGATTATGTTATCACTGACAATGCCAGTGTCATGAAGAAAGGCGTCCGTCTGACAGGTTTCAAACACCACTTCGACCTCGGTCATTCTTTAGGAATGTTTTTGGAACGAACCTACAAAAAAGCTCCGGATTTCCAAAAGTATTGCAAACTCATGTCAAATGCGCAGGCTTCGCATAACATGAAACGAATCGCCTATCTATTGCCACCAAGACAGAGGACAATAGCTCGGTTCATCAATCTTGACAATTGGGTGAAATGGAGCGGGAAAATGCAGGAGGTTTACCATACACTTAGCGCCGAAGAACAAAGTGTCATGAGTTTCATACCAGCAAATGCCTCATTAATAGACGAATTGTCAGAAGTCATGTCGTGTGTTCATTACATAGAAAACATGTGTAAACAAAAAGGCATATCGAAAGAGAATGCGCAGAAATGCACAAGACATATCAAAAACACCATATTGCATGGTAACGAAAGAATGCGAAATCTTGCTCTTCAGATAATCAACTATCTCCATGAAGAAACTGCTTGGATGGCAGAAAATGAGACACACAATATCTCATCGGATATCATAGAGTCTACGTATGGAGTTTACAAGAGCCAAAAATCCCTGAACAAACTTTATGGTGTAACAACTCTGATACTGGGCATGCCAGTTTTTGAAAAGTTATCAACCAAAGAATCAGCAAGATTATATCAGATTAAAAATCATATAGAAAAGACAAGGGTCAAAGATATCAAAATATGGAAAAACCCGTTGGCGGAATTAAAAAGTTAATAAATTGATGTTTAAAAAGTTGCGCATATCATTGATTTGTAGTATATTAGAGTCATCTAACACTTTAATATTCAATCTCTGTATGCACAACTTATATGTAATATTCGGCAAATTTCTTGATATATGCAAGCAATTTGCCGATAACTTGGTAAACGAAAGAGGAAATCAGCCACGTCCAGGTGTCGTTCCTCGTTTCTCCGATTTAGAAGTAATAGCCCTTAGTTTAACTGCTGAATCAGTTGGAATTGATAGTGAGAACTATCTTTTTTCAAAGATGTCGGAATATCGCAAAGAAATGCCTAATCTGATTTCAAGACGACAATTTAATGATCGTCGCAAACAAACGGCTGAACTTTGCAAACTGATAAGAGAAAAAATAGCCAATCATATCGATGGTGGTGAAGAGTATTTCTGTATTGATTCAAAACCGATTGAGGTTTGCCGTACAGCAAGAGGCAAACGCTGCAAGATGGGAAAAACAGACTTTGAAAAAGCTCCTTCTTTTGGTTATTGTGCATCACAAGGCGTTTATTATTATGGCTATAAACTAAATGCAGTGTGTGGTTTAAGTGGTGTTATCCATTCTTTTGACCTTACCAAAGCGAGTGTTCATGATATCAATTATCTGAATGATGTAAAATACGAATATCATGATTGCAGTATCTTTGGAGACCGCGGATATATCAGTGCCAGCATGCAGCTGGATTTGTTTGAGACAGCTCATATAAAGCTGGAATGTCCTTATAGACTGAATCAAAAGAATTGGAAGCCAACATTCATTCCTTTTGCAAAAGCAAGAAAACGAATTGAAACGGTATTCTCTCAGATGTCTGACCAATTCATGATATGCAGAAATTACGCTAAAGAAACAATTGGGTTGTTTACCCGAATTATCGGGAAAATTAGTGCATTTACAATCCTACAATATATCAACTACAAAAATAACAAACCTATTGGGCGGGTTAAATATGCACTAATTTAATTCCGCCAACGGGTTTATAATATAATTTTTTATTTATGTATCTTTTTTGTATAAATTCCCATTTTTGATTTCGAAAACAAGAACAGATTTTGCCTTTTTTTTGTTCTTAATCTCTTTTGTTTTCTAATGTTTGCGGTGTTGAAAAGTTGGAGTGAATTTGATAGGAATAGATTAAATGGTCATCAGATTTGACGCACCAATTGCCAATATGATCGAATGTATAGCTCGTTTTATATTCATAACATGCGCCCCCTTTTGGTCGGTGATCAATTAATCAACTGAATGCTACATCTGAAATTAATCTCATACCAATCGTATTCCCCTAGATTTTTGGAATGGAAACACCTCCATTGTTTCTTTTTGTCAGATATGAACCGAAATTTCCATAAAATACATGACAAAATGTCAAACCTTCTGGATGTGATACCTCTGTATTTGTGTAAAAATGGCAGAAAAAAGAGTGATTTTGGGTTTGGCACAAATTATGAAGAAGAGTCTGTGTTGAATAAAAACAAAAATATTATAACTAAAATAAATTTAAGGAAATGAACATTAAACCATTAGCAGACAGAGTGCTTATTAAGCCAGCCGCTGCAGAGGAGAAAACAGCATGTGGAATCATCATTCCAGATTCAGCAAAGGAAAAACCATTGAAGGGTGAAGTTCTTGCCGTAGGAAAAGGAACAAAGGATGAAGAGATGGTTGTAAAAAAAGGTGATGTTGTTCTTTACGGAAAATACGCAGGTACTGAACTTGAGTTGGATGGTGAAAAATACCTAATCATGCGTCAGAGCGATATCTTAGCAATTATCTAATAGCTTCGTGTTTCTGAAACAATTTAAAAACAACAAAAATCAAGATTAAAATGGCAAAAGAGATTAAATTCGATATTGATGCTCGCAACCTTTTGAAGAAAGGTGTTGACGAGTTGGCAAATGCAGTAAAAGTAACGCTAGGCCCTAAGGGACGTAACGTAATTCTTGAAAAGAAATTCGGTGCTCCTCACGTAACTAAGGACGGTGTGAGTGTAGCAAAAGAGATAGAATTGTCTGATCCATACGAGAATATGGGTGCACAGATGGTTAAGGAAGTTGCTTCTAAGACTGGTAATGATGCTGGTGATGGTACAACAACTGCAACTGTTTTGGCTCAGTCAATCGTTTCTGTAGGTTTGAAGAATGTTGCTGCTGGTGCAAATCCAATGGATTTAAAACGCGGTATCGACAAAGCCGTTGTTAAAGTAGTTGAAAGCCTCAAGGCTCAGGCTCAAGAGGTTGGCGATGATAACAGCAAGATTGAGCAAGTAGCTACTATCTCTGCTAACAATGACCATGAGATTGGTAAGTTGATTGCCGATGCTATGGCTAAGGTTAAGAAAGAGGGTGTAATCACTGTAGAAGAGGCCAAAGGGTTGGATACAACAGTTACTGTTGTTGAAGGTATGCAGTTTGACAGAGGTTACCTTTCTCCTTATTTTGTAACTAACACAGAGAAGATGGAGGTTGAGTTTGATAATCCTTACATCTTGATTCACGATAAGAAGATTTCATCTTTGAAAGATTTTCTTCCAATCTTGGAAGCAACCGTTCAGACTGGTCGTCCTTTGTTAATCATTGCTGAGGATATCGATGGTGAGGCTCTTACAACATTGGTTGTTAACCGTTTGAGAGGAGCTTTGAAAATTGCTGCTGTTAAGGCTCCAGGATTTGGAGACCGTCGTAAAGAGATGTTGCAGGATATCGCAGTTTTGACTGGTGGTGTCGTTATCTCTGAAGAGAAGGGTATCAAGTTGGAAAGTGCAACGATCGATCTTCTTGGTTCTGCTGATAAGGTTACAATCAATAAGGACAACACAACTATCGTAAACGGTTCTGGAAAGAAAGAGGATATTGCTGACCGTGTTGCTCAGATCCGTGCACAGATCGCAGCTACGAAGTCTGACTACGACCGTGAGAAATTGCAGGAGCGTTTGGCTAAATTGGCCGGTGGTGTTGCAGTTCTTTACGTCGGAGCACCTTCAGAGGTTGAGATGAAAGAGAAGAAAGACCGTGTTGATGATGCATTGAGCGCAACTCGTGCTGCAATTGAAGAAGGTATCGTTCCTGGTGGTGGTGTTGCATACATCCGTGCTATTGATGCATTGAAAGATTTGAAGGGTGAAAACGAGGACGAGACTACAGGTATAGAGATCGTTAAACGTGCTATCGAGGAGCCTATGCGTCAGATTGTTGCTAACGCAGGTAAAGAGGGCGCTGTTTACGTTCAGAAGGTGAAGGAAGGTAAGGCAGACTTTGGTTATAACGCACGTACAGATAAGTTTGAAAACTTCTTTGCTGCTGGTGTTATTGACCCTGCAAAAGTTACCCGTGTTGCATTGGAAAATGCAGCTTCAATCGCTGGTATGATGTTGACAACAGAGTGCATCATAGCAGAGAAGAAGGAAGATAAACCAGCTGCTCCTGCAATGCCTCCAATGGGCGGCGGAATGGGTGGAATGATGTAATTCCCGAATTTCAATTTTTTTCTACATTATCAAGTCCTAAATAAGCGTTACAGGTTTTATTGGACAAACATACTATGATTTATCCATTCCAGCAAGCTAGCTTGCTGGAATGGATATTTTTTTTGATTTGTATTTTTTTATTTTGACAAATGAC